GTTATGGCGAGCGAGTGACATCATGCTGACAGCCTGTGAGAGCGTTACTCCATTGCTGAAGGTGGCCGAGCATCGGCAGGCCGGGCGCTTTCACACAATCGGTCAGGAGTTGCCGCGGACAATTAACAAGGCAAGGGCGCTCATTAGCCGCGAGACGGCGCATATCGAGTTTCACCCATGGAAGGATGATAACTGGAGCAGGGTATTACCACACCTGCGTCAGGAGATGTTGCAATGATGCAAAAAGAAAAACCGCCAGTTGGCGCTGGCGGCTATCCATAAATCTGTCATAAGGGTCCAACCAATGACTTCATTAAATTTAGCACCAAAAAGCAGTGTTGTCACCGATAAAACCATTGACTCTCAGTCGTTATTACTGATGGTAAATGATGCTCGCAAACAGTGTGGAGAGAAAGAAGTCCGCAATAATGACTTTGTTGGCCGCATTAAGGACGAGCTGGAAGGTGAGCACTACGAAATTTTCGTAGTGCAAAAAGCGAACGGGACCACCTCTGAAAAAGTAGTAATGTCCATCAAGCAGGCACTGCGCGTCGCCGCGCGCGAGTCCAAGGCAGTTCGCCGCTCTTTGGTTGATAAGCTGGAAGACCTGCAGGCCATCCAGGTGCCGACCAAAAGCACATCTGGGCTTACTGAATATCGTCTTGCCAAAGCGGAGCAATTGAAGGCTCAGGCGCTGGAGAAAAACATCGCATCAGCTCGGGAGTTGATGTCAATGTTTCCGCGGCTTGGCGAATCGGCTAACCAGGTGATTGTTGCGACCCTTGTTAACCCACTTCTCGGTCACGAAGTTGTGCCATTGCCAGCGATTGAAGAGCATTACTCTACGGCGGGTGAAGTGGCGGCGCAGCTCGGTTGCACAGCGAACAAGATCGGTCGCGTGGCTAATAAACACAACCTGAAAACTGAGCAGTACGGCAAGTTCTTTCTGGATAAGTCGAGACACTCGGATAAGCAGGTTGAGGCGTTCCGTTACAACGCCGAAGGGGTTCAGGCGCTTCGCCACCTTATTCATGGTGCTGATGTGGCTTAACTATTTGATAATAAATCGAAGCACTAATTGGTGCTTCGAAAACCAAACCTCGCTTCGGCGGGGTTTTTTTATGGGAGTAAATCATGCTCATTACCCTGTCAATCGACACCTCACGCATAGACGACAAGATTCACGTCCTGACCGGCGAGCTTAAATCACGATTTCCCGATGGAATTCCTGAGCGAGTCGATAGCGAACTGTCTCGCCTGACTAACGACATCATCTTTACTGATTTCTCTTCCGCAGTCGGCGCAGATGGAACCCGCAAGGTCGTCCAGCGAGTGGACTTCGGCGGGAGCTTTGATGTGTTCACTTCCGCACTCCGGGCAGGTGATTTTGATGTCCATGGCGATCCCCTCAAAGTTGTTTAAAGCAACATACCCAGGACGCCTGATTTATTAAATCCTGACATTTAACCAATGGATATTCATCCATGAAAACAATCTCTCTCAAACTCGATCCCGATACCTGGGATCTTGTCCTTGATGAGCTGGGTAATATCGCCACGGTTGAAAACCCCTACGCCTGCGCTCAGGACGTAGCGACGGCATGCCTGGCCATACGTGGCGAGTGCATTTACGAAAAAGACACCGGCGTTAATTACAAAGAGCTTCTGAACGTTAAGGCCAGCACCGGCGCCATGGCGGCCGCACTTCAGGTTGAAGCGTTGCGGATGAGCTATATCGCGCGCGCTGAGCCGACGCTGATTAACAACCGCGATACGCGCCGCACTACAGGCGTTATTGCGATCGTGGATACCAACGGCCTGGATTCCAGCGTCACCCTGTGAGGAAAAAATGACGACAATCTCTACGGCGGTACCGGCCGTGACCTTTTCCACCACTGGCCTTGATGTTCCAGATGAGGGAGACATTCTTGCCGGGCGTATAGCAGATATTGGTTCTGCATTCGGGACGGCGATGAGCACGAACCTCAAGACGCCGCAGGGGCAACTGGCTGTCACTGATACTGCAATCATCGCCGACAAGAACGATCAGCTTCTGGCTATCGTCAACAACATGAACCCGGACTTTTCCTCCGGCAGATTTCAGGATGGCATCGGCAGGATTTACTTCCTCGATCGCATTGCTGCTGCGGGTACGGTTGTAACGGCCACATGCTCCGGCGTACCGGGGACGGTTATCCCGGCACAGTCCTATGCAACCGACGATAACGGTTATATGTACGTGTCCCTGGCAGCCGGAACGATAGGCGCAGACGGTACGGTAAAGATCGAGTTCCAGAACCTGACTACCGGGCCGATAGCTTGCCCCATCGGTACCCTGACAAACATCTATGTCGCGGTAAGTGGCTGGTCGAGTATCACCAACGAGACCGCGGGTGTGCCTGGCTCGAATGTTGAAGGGCGATCTGCATTTGAGTATCGCCGTCGCCAGTCAGTGGCACGTAACGCCTTCAACACGGCAGCGGCTGTGCGGGCTGCTGTCCTGGAAGTCGACGGGGTGCTTGATGTTTATGTGATTGACAACAAAGAGCCCACTTCCGTCGACAAAGGTTCCACGAATTACACGCTGCTGGCCAGCTCGATTTATATCGGGGTTTATGGCGGGGCAGTGGCAGACATTGCAGCGGCCATCAATAAAAAACTTCCCCCGGGCACCGTTATGAACGGTGACACCACCGGGACCGTGCAGGATACCGAAAATTATGACGCCCCTTATCCGGAGTACACCTACAGGTGGAAAACGCTGGACGCGGTGAGTGTTCATATCAAGGTGGAATACGAGGCAAATGATGGCTTTCCGTCAGATATCAACGCGCAGATCAGAACGGTCGTCCTGAATGCCTTTACCGGCGCAGATGGCGGTACCCGGGCGCGTGCCGGCGCGCGAATTTATGGCAGCCGCTATATCGGACCCATTCAGGCGCTTGATGCACAGAACATGAACGTTCTCTCGGTCCAGATCTCTCTGGACGGAACCACCTGGTCTAGTGCGCTGACCATGGGCATTGATCAGGAGCCGACCCTCGATGCAACAAACATCATAACGGAGGCGGTAAGTGAATAATGTCGACTGGACGATCTACGCGCAGTACGTGAACTCAACCAACCTGCGGTCACTGATTGATACCTTTAATGCTTCTGTAGCGCCAGAGGACTGGATAGACACGTTCTATGACCTCGTATTCATCATCGAGACCTGCGGCGATTACGGGCTGATGTGCTGGGGGAAAATCGTTGATGTTGAGCGGTTGCTAACCGTCACGCCATCACAACAGTTTCTGGGGTTTGGCGAAGCTACCAGCACCCCGGCAGAACTCACCGACCCGCAACCCTTTAACCAGGCTCCTTTCTATACCGGCGTGCAGGACACGAACACTGTGGTCCTGACCAATGATGCATACCGCAAGCTGATCATGTGCAAAGCGATGGCGAACATCAGCGACTGCACCGTGCCGGTCATGAATCGCATGCTGGTGTACATGTTTGGCGCCAGCGGACGAGCTTACGTGCGTGATGATGGCAACCATGTCATGAGCTACGTATTTGAATTCGCCCTGTCAGATGTAGAGTTAGCCATAGTACAGAGTTCCGGGGCGCTTCCTTCCCCTCCCGGAGTAAAAGTAAACATCATTCAGGAGGTCTGAATTGAATAATTCAGCCATGCCACTGCGTCTGACGGTGGTCTTTGCCGCGTCTGGCGATCGTAACAGCATTCCTACCGACGCCACCACCGAAACGCTGAATGGGGGAAAGGCATCATTCGATGTTGGCTTCCCCCCAATCACCAGAATCGCTCTCTCATCAGGCGGGAAGCCACCTCAAGGTCAGGATTTCAACGGTATATTCTATGAGTCTTTTTTGAGGCACCAGTGGAATCAGGCCGGGGGTGGATATCCATTTGATTCGGCTTATGCAGCCGCTATTGGCGGTTACCCAAAAGGGGCCGTTGTTCCATTTAGCACTCTCGACGGGCTTTGGCTGAACACCCTCAATAGCAACAATGGGACACCTGAAAACACAGGTGGTGTCGCATCAGGGTGGGTCCCTGTGTCAAGTTATGGTATTTCGTCAATAACTGCATCGGGATCTGCAAATATCACGCTGACTGCCTTGCAGGCTTCACGTCCAGAAATAGTTATCAGCGGAGTGCTAACTGGGAATATCTATTTATTTTTCCCTCCGTGGATTAAGGAATGGAAGGTAACAAATAATACCTCGGGTGGATTTAATGTCGTTTGCAAAACAATTAGCGGGAGCAATACAGCAACATTATATCCTGCAGGGCGGGGAAAAATTCGCTGCGATGGAACGAATGTCTATTTCGTAGATGCTACCAGTGGCCCCGGGCAGTCCGGAGGGTTTCTTTTTGGAAATGGTGCTCGTCTTGCCTGGGGTTATACGGATGCCAATTGCAATGTTGCTGGGGCTGATGGTGAATACGAAACGGATAACATTTTTGTTACCCCAACGTTTACAACCAGCGACGGGGTATTTGGATTTAATACCATCTGTTCGGTAAAAGTGATGCCGGTTGATATTCCTGGGGTCGGACAGAATGAACGCTCATGGCTTATGGACTCGACGTTTTCAGGAAGTGGTTTTTCATTTCGTTCTGCATGCAAGACGCAGAACGCAACCATTAGAACTCGCTGGGAAGTAATAGGATTCTGATATGGCAACTACAGACACCCAACAGGCCGCGCAATTTTCTGCTGAGGCAGCAGTTAGTGCTGCCGAAGCAAAACAATATTTAATTGAAGCTCAGCAGGGTTATCAGGATACCAGCGCAGCGGCGCAAGAAGCTAAAGATGCTGCCGCGGCAGCAGCAACATCAGAGCAAAATGCCACATATTCAGAGGCTAATGCGGCTCAGTCAGCAGCGGCAGCAGTGGATGCAAAAGCTGATGCGGAGGCGGCCGCTAGTAGTGCGTCAGACTACGCAAAGAACAAATTCACATTCTATAAGACTGCCAGCGATCCTGATGGCACCATTGCAGGGTTGGCAGCTACTACTGACGGCCAGTCTTTCTGGGTAGCCCAGGGCCCAGATGCGCTTTCCGCTGCATGGCAGTATCAAAACAAAGCAGGCGTGGCCGTATTGCAGGCGAAGCAGCCGGGTACAGCGGCCATAACAGGGACAATCCGCGAATTTCCTACACTGGCGGCGGCACAGGCCGACGCCGATGCTGGCAATATTCCTACAGGTTCAACTGCGTATTATCGAAGTGCTGATGATGGAACTCTTGCGATTGAGGTTATTAACAACGCCGGGACGCTGCAGCCTACCGGACGGAAGATGCCATCCGGGGCCGCAGTTGAACTCATGTCAGATACCGTCCAGCGTTTAATGACGGCGCTGCACGTTATGGCGGAGGGCGACGCCGGTTCGGTTTCAGGTATTGACAGCAGCGATACTGTGCAGGGATTGATGACCGGATTCAACGTACTGGCGGAGTCCTTTAATAACCTTTCAGTGGAAAGTCAGAAAAATGCCTCCGGCCTGTCCGCCCTGGTCTCATCCGTCCAGATCTGCACTGAAGCACTGAATACGCTGGCGGCCCGGGTCGTGACCCCAGACGGCGCGTCGCAGTATGACTATATGGCATTTTCCACGCCCGGTACCGTCAACGCCAGTAACGGGACGTTCGGGGGCAACACCCAATACCGCAGAACCGGGATGATCCCGGTTCGCAAGGGCGACGTTGTGCGCCTCACCGTTCACACCGCAACGACAGTCGCAGGCCACGCCGCCGCATTATATGACACAGCGGGAACGTATGTGGGTCCCCTGGGGATCATGTGCGGGACGTATGCGGCGTATAAGGCGCGGTATTACCAGTGTGAAATTACCCAGGATGGGTTTGTTGTCGCAAACACACTGGACCAAAGCGCGTCCCCTTCTGCAGATGTAACTGGTGCGTCACTGACGATTGACCATCGTCTTCGTGGCCGGGAAGCAGACACGGTTATTAAGCTGACAAAGTCTGATTTGATCCCGGTCCGCCTGGATAACGGGAACATCAACGCCAGTTCACTCACCCAGGACGGAATCGCTAACTATTCCACCGGGCTATACTCCTGTGTGGGCGGCAGACTCCTGTTTAGCGGGTTGCCTGTGGCCTCATCTCCGGGCCAGAGCAGCAGTCTCTACAACGTCGTGTTTTATGACGCCGCCAAGGCGCTGATCGCGTACCGTCCCGTGTTCTCCAGTTCGGGCTATGTGATTATCCCCGAAAATGCCGCGTACTGGGCGCAGCAGATAATCACTGACAGAACGCCGAACTGGTCCGAAGTCTCAATAGTTTATTACAACTACGTTTACAAGGACGAGTTGCATAAGTTGCTGTCGTCAGAGCGCGAGCGCCTTGGACTTGATTACCCCAACGAGTATTGGCTGCAGGATTTCAGCGGCGCTACCGATATTGAATGGATTCAGAACGCAATGGACTGGGTGCATGATGCCGGAGGCGGCTGGTTAATACTGTCATCGGATTATGTGAAGAAACAGTTCATCATCTCCGAAGCCGTACTTCCCCGCAGTAATGTCTGGGTTGTTCTCGACAATGTTGAGATTAAATTGCAGGACGGCGTGCATGACAATCTGTTTCGTGCGGCAGGGGTTATTGTCAACCCTGCCGACCCGTTTGGTCTGTGCCTGGACCTGGAAATTACGGACAATGTCCGTCTGATTGGCACGGGATACCCGAAGTTAAGTGGTGCGGATGTGCCGTATTATGCTGATATCCCCGCAGGAACCGGGCCGCGCTACTGGATCGGCGACGAATATGGATGGCGCGGCACCGGGCTGATTTATTACGGCACGCAGAACTTCGAGATTGGCGGCTTTAAACTCCAGAACGTAAAAAACTGGGGTACTGATTTCGGGTATGGTGCTAAGTACGGCTACATCCACGATATCGACCTGTGGCAGCCGAACAAAAACGGCGACGGGATCCACTTCACCAACGGCGCCAGTCACATGCGTGTGCGTCAGATTTTCGGATATGCGCGCGACGACTGTCTAGCTATGGTTAACAGCGATGATTCCCTGGTTTACGGCCCCGATAAGACCCCGACGGAAGGTTCGATTCGTCAGTGGATCTATCCGACCTGTCCTTTCTGGTATGGCTGGGCGGGAAATGAGGCGGTGGGAACCAGTAACGACATTCACGACATTACTGCCACGAATATCGGGCTAACTGGTAATGAACAGGTCAGTACCATCCTGACCACGCAGTTTAAAATCTACAACGTGACAATCAGCGGTATCAGTAGTGTTAACTACATGACACCGGGTCGCGGCTGGGATGAGGTTAATGCAATACTGAAATCATATGCGGCATTTGGTGACGGATCCAGGTACCAGGCAGGTAATGTCAGCAATATCCGGATTAACAA